GCAATCTCAAGCTGCGGAAATGCAGCAACAGCAGATGGCTCAACAAACTATGGCTGACATGGCTACTAAAGCTTCACCTGAGATGATGAAAGCTGCGGCTAGTGCAGTTGAACAAGAGTAACTTTTAATGACATTAGAAACTTTGAATACTCACAAAGAAACTCCCCCTTCTGAAGAGCAGCAAAAACACGAAAAAGAAATGCTAGCGAAAGCGAACTCTTTAGAAGGTGGTAGTGAGGAACGTCCTGAGTGGCTTCCTGAGAAATTTAAGACAGCCGAAGATATGGCTAAAGCCTACGCATCACTAGAAAAGAAGATGGGTAGTGGTGAAGCTAAGTCCGAGGAACCAAAACAAACAGAGGAAAGCGAAAGCTCCCAAGATCAAGATGCGACTGAGGTTGCACAGGTATTGGATAAAGCTGGAGTAGACTTCAATTCGTTGCAAGAAGAGTATGCCTCTAACAATGGCCTTGGTGATGAATCCTATAAGAAGCTTGAAGAAGCAGGATTCTCCAAGGAGCTAGTGGACTCTTGGATTGCTGGTCAACAATCGTTGGCCGATGACATAACAACGCAAGTATTCTCAAGTGTTGGTGGTGAAGAACAATACTACAAGATGGTAGAGTGGGCAGCAGAAAGCTTACCCCCTGCCGAAGTAGCAGCGTTTAATAATGCCGTTGACTCAGGAGATATGAGCATGGTGAACATGGCAGTAAATGGATTAGCCGCAAGGTATCAAGCTGAAGTTGGAACCGAGCCTCAACTTATCCAAGGTGAGACTACAGGAAACTCAGGCGGTTCATTCCAAAGTGCGGCAGAACTGACAGCCGCAATGCGTGACCCTAGATACCAGAATGATCCTGCTTACAGAAAGACCGTGGCTGAAAAGCTATCTCGGTCTAATGTGTTCTAAAGTTTTATGTCTATTTATGGCCCCCTTATGGGGGTCTTTTTTATATACGAAGCAATACTATTACAGAATGACTACCTTTGGCCTCTGCGGAGACAACCCAAGCGAAAAGGATGTGATGTTTAAGCTGAGTAGAACAAACCAAACTCAAATTAAATATTACTAAAAGGTAAATTATTATGTCTTTCCCGACAAACCAAACTGTGTCCCGATTGGGCCAAGTAAATGGCGCAGGAGATGATCGTGCGTTGTTCCTAAAATTATATGCTGGTGAAGTATTGACTGCTTTTGAAGAGAAAAATATCTTCATGGGCCTACACCGCAACCGCACTATCGCTTCTGGCAAGTCTGCTCAGTTCCCACTGACAGGTGTTGCTAGTGCCAAATACCACACTCCAGGCGAATTGATCGAAGGCGACAAGATCAATCACGGAGAGCGCACTGTTACTGTTGACGACTTGCTAATCTCTAGCCAGTTCATTGCTAACATTGACGAAGCTATCAACCACTACGATGTTCGTTCTATCTACTCTAAAGAAGCTGGTAATGCCCTAGCTAACGTAGCTGACAAGAACGTATCTCGTGTTATTGCTAAAGCTGCTTTGATCAACGATGCTAGTGAAGCTGCTGCTGCATTCGGTGCTTCTTTCGCTGATGAAGTTTACACCAGCAACGTGACCATTGGCTCTACTGCCTCTGACTCTACTGTTGGTGCTGAGATTGTTCGTGCAATCTACGCTGCTCTTGAAGAGTTCGACAGCAAAGACGTAACTGGCGACAAGGTGTGTGTACTACCTCCTGCCCAGTATTACGCTCTATTGAACGCTACTGACGTTACTTCTGCCACTTGGTTGAACAAAGACGTTGGTGGTGCTGGCTCTGTAGCTGGTGGTGTAGTTCCTCAAGTTGGTGGCGTTAGCATCTTTATGTCTAACAACATCCCAACTGGTGACGAAACTGTAACTGGTGCTACTCCTAATCCTTTAACTGGTTCTCGCTCTGGCGCATACGCTGGCGATTACACTGGTGTTAAAGGCTTGATCTTCTCTCAAGATGCTGCTGCAACAGTTAAGCTGCTAGACTTGGGTGTTGAGTCTGAGTACCAAATTGATCGTCAAGGCACTTTGATGGTTGCTAAGTACGCAATGGGCCACAACGTCCTACGTCCTGCTTGTGCAATCGCATTAGTAAGTGCGTAAAAATTATAGGGTTACCTTCGGGTAGCCCTTTTTTTGTTTTAAGGAATTACTATGACACCAACAACCAAGTTAGAAGCAATAAACATTATGCTATCGACCATTGGGGAAACCCCAGTAAACAGCCTTAATTCTGGCTTGGTCGATGCTGAAATGGCTGAGACTATGTTAGCTAACATTAGTAAGTCAGTCCAAGGTGAAGGGTGGCACTTCAATCGTGAAGAAGCTTTCCCAGTAAGCCCCAACGTATCAGGTGAAGTAATTATACCAAGCAACACTTTACGAGCTGATGCTTCACTAGCTGCCAACAGTAAGGATTTAATCCAACGTGGCACAAGAATGTATGACAAGAAAAACCATACATACAATATTGGCGAAACAGTTAAGCTTGATCTTATCATTGAGCTGGACTTTACAGAATTACCAGAAGTAGCAAGACGCTACATTGCTATTAAAGCTGCACGAGTATTCCAAGATCGTGTAGTTGGCTCAGACTCCTTGCATGGGTTCACCATTCAGGATGAAGCAGCAGCCTATTTTCAACTAAAAGAATTTGAACTTGATACCGAAGATTTCAACATCATGGATAACTATGACGTTTATCGGGTACTTGATCGTACAGGATATGCGAGGTCTACATAATGTCTTTAATCAGCCACTCCATTCCTAACCTTATTAATGGTGTGTCACAACAGCCCCCAGCATTACGCTTGCCTACTCAGGCAGAGGTACAGGAAAATGGATTATCCTCAGTTGTGAAAGGTTTAACTAAACGTCCTAGCTCTGAATACATTGCAAACTTAGGTGATATACCTAACATTGATAATGCTTTTATTCATGACATCCGTAGGGACGAGAACGAATACTACACTCTGATTATCACTGACTCTGTTATCAAGGTCATAGATAAAGATGGTGTAGAGCGTACTGTAACGAATAACGCTTCAAGTTATCTTACTGGCTTTACTAATCCCAGAGAGGAGCTAGCCGCAACTACTGTGGCTGATTATACATTTATCGTTAATAAGAATGTAGTAACCAGTAAAGCTTCTACAACTAGTCCAAGTCGGGCTAAAGAAGCTTTGGTATATGTAAAGCAAGGCGATTACACTACTAAATACAAGATTGAAATTACAAAAGGTGGTTACACTCATACTCGTGAAATAGAGACAATGGGTTCCACACAAGCAGATGATGCTGATGCTCGAACAGCAGAGCAATCAATCCAAACTGATAGGATTGCTGAGAACCTAATGTTCTCTAATGCTGTAGATGCAACATACTATGGTACATCAGTCCCTGTCTTAAATGTCTCAGGATTAACATACACTCAGTACGGCAACGTATTGCACATTACTTCTGACACAGACTTTGAGATTGACGTTTCTGATAGCCGAGGCAGTCAACATATCTTTGCATTTAAAGATACTGCTGCCGACTTTAAGAAGCTACCCCCACAAGGACCTGATGGTTATGTTATTGGGGTGTTAGGTGCTAATGATAAAGGACAAGATGATTACTATGTACGCTTGGAGCAGAATACCACTGGTGGTCAAGTATGGAGAGAAACAGTAAAGCCTAGTGTCCAAACGGACATTAACGCTTCTACTATGCCACATAAGCTAATCAGAAATGCTGATGGTACTTTCACATTTGCCCAAGCAGACTTCAAAGAACGTACAGTAGGGGATGATGAAACTAACCCATTCCCAAGCTTTATCGGATTACCTTTGGCAGATATTTTCTTTCATAGGAACCGATTAGGTGTTCTAGCAGACGAGAATGTAATCCTATCTGAAGCTGGTAGGTTTGATGAATTTAACTTCTTCAAGCGCACTACCTTAACGCTTCTCGATACTGACCCCATTGATGCTGCTGTATCAAACAACAAGGTCTCTATCCTGAAACACGCTGTACCCTTTAATGAAAGCTTACTTCTATTCTCTGATCTTACTCAGTTCAGAATGTCAGCCCAAGACTTACTAACACCTGAGACTGTAGCGATTGATGTTACAACTCAGTTCGAGGCTTCTTTGAAAGCCAAGCCTGTAGGTGCAGGACGTTATGTATTCTTTGCTACTAACCGCAATGAGTGGTCAGGTATACGAGAATACTTTGTTGAAGGTGAAGCAGCCGTTGATGATGCTTCTGATATTACTGCCCATGTACCTGAATATATCCAAGGCTCGATTAAGAAACTGGAAGCTAGTTCTAATGAAGATATACTTCTAGCCTTATCTGACAATGATCCTAAAGCCATTTATGTGTATTCTTACTACTGGCAAGGACAAGAGAAATTACAGGCTAGTTGGTCACGTTGGACGTTTGAAGGTGATGTACTGAACATGACATTCAACAAGTCTTACATTGATATATTATTTAAGTATGACGTAGCACATGGAACTGGCACTGAGGTTACCTTAGAACGTATCAACCTATCAACTGATGCTGCTGTATCGCTTACAGAAAAGCAACATGGCATTCATTTAGACCGTAGGCAGATATGGGGAGCAGGGGGACATGGCACTCTAAGAAGTGATCCAACTCCTATAGGTGGCAACCAGCTTACATTTATAAGTGATAGGGGTGAGCTGATGGCTTACTCAGATGCTAACGCTCATGTCTTAGATGGTGGTACAGTCTTCGCTGGT